AGCCAGAAAGGATGATGACTGATGAGTCCTAAGAAATTAGAGCCGAAATCGCGTTATGCTCAGTATGACCTTGATGGAGATGGGGTTGTGAGCGATGAAGAACTGGCACGAAATCAAGAACTTGTTGAGATCGAACTGCGTGAAGAGAAAGCAGATAGTCAACGACGAATGGCTTGGGTGTCTCTTAGCAGTATGGTCGTTTACGCTTTACTACCACTTATGCCATTTATCCCTGAGTCCCGTCTGTCCACTATGGCTTCTCTGAGCGACATGTTGTTTCTAAGTCAGGCAAGCATAGTAGGGTTGTACTTTGGTGCTACGGCGTATATGGCAAAACGATGAGTGATGAGCGCCGAGTTACTTTACGTTGCGCTCGTTGCAAAAAAGAAGGTGGAGTGATGGACTTTGTGCATTTGAAAGTTAAAACTCTTTGCGGCAAATGTTTTGCCCGATCTAGCGGGTGGGCGTGATGTGGCAACTATCAGCCGGATTAGGCTTAGCTCTGGCTCTATCTTTGGGCGGCTTCAAGATTTATTACGACAAAACTGAAGCGCAGAAAGATGCCTTAGTGAGTCAAATCAAGCAGGCGTCTGAGAACCAAAAGCTTTTGGAAAGCACGATTGCGGATCAAAACGCACAGCTTGAGCAGCAACGCGAAAAGCAGCAGGCTGTATTGCTGAGGATCGAGCAACTTACAGAAGACCACCAGAACGCGATGAAGGAGGTCGATACCATCCGAAAAAAGTTCGCGAAGCACAATCTCGATGTGCTTTCTTTGCGGAAACCCAAGCTGATCGAGAAAATAATCAATCGAGGCACTGCTGAGGTACTGAATGACCTGGAAGCTTATACCGATCCTGGCTCTTAGCGGTTGTAGCCTAATAGATAGACCTCCAGAAGTGAGGCCGGTGGAGGTCGTCACGATTGAGAAGCCTGCGCCCGTATATCACCCTCCGTTACCAGGAAAAATAAATACGTTACCTGTTGAGTGGACGGTTCTTACCCCCGAAACTATGCAAGAGTATTTGGATGACCTAGAACAAGGTGACGCACCGACTAATGCGTTTTATGGGCTGACGACAAAAGGGTATGAAAATCTTAGTGCGAATATGGCAGATGTTATCCGATATATACGGCAGCTCAGCTCGATCGTACAATACTACAAAGATTTGCAAACCGGAGATGAACAAGATGAAGACGAGCCAGGAAGGGATCTCGCTGATTAAGAAGTTCGAGGGCTGTGAACTAGAAGCTTACCGATGCAGCGCCGATGTTTTAACGATCGGATATGGCCACACCCAAGGCGTCAATGAGGGCGATAGCTGCACCCAAGATGAAGCAGAAGAGCTTTTAGTCAAAGATCTTGAAGAGTTTGAGTTTTACGTCAACGACATTGTTGAGCAAGAGTTGAACCAGAACCAGTTCGACGCTCTAGTCGCCTGGACGTTTAACCTGGGGCCGACAAACCTAAGAAGCAGCACGTTGCTCAAGAGGCTAAACGAAGGTGACTTTGAAGACGCGCCGCGTCAGATTCGCCGATGGAACAAAGCAGCCGGTGAAGTTCTCGACGGGTTAGTAAGGCGTAGGGAGGCTGAGGCTTTACTGTTCCAGGGTAAGCCGTGGGAAGATGTCTGAGCTTGCACTAAAAGACTTTGACATACTCTCCGATCAGGAGAAGCAAGAGGCGCTCGCTCTTCTCAATAAATACGACCAGCTAGAAAAGCAGGAAAGCTGCCAGGGGGACTTCATCTCCTTTGTGAAAAGCCAATGGCCTGAGTTTGTGGAGGGTCGGCATCACAAGATCATTGGCGAGAAGTTCAACCAAATAGCTAGGGGTAAGCTCAAGCGTCTCATCGTTTGTCTGCCCCCTCGACATACAAAGTCTGAGTTTGCCTCGACTTTTTTCCCTGCCTGGATGATGGGCTTGCGATCAAACCTCAAGATCATCCAAACCACTCACACCGCTGAGTTGGCGGTGCGATTCGGTCGTCGGGTCAGAAATATCATCGACTCGGAGGATTACCAGGAAGTCTTTCCCGATCTCAAGCTTGAGGCTGACAATAAGTCGGCAGGACGGTGGACAACCAATGGCGGTGGCGAATCGTTTTACGCGGGTGTTGGTGGCGCGATCACTGGTCGCGGTGCCGATCTGTTGATTATCGACGACCCTGTTTCAGAACAAGACGCGCTAAGCCCAACGGCGATGGATGCGGTTTACGAGTGGTATACGTCCGGCCCCCGCCAGCGTTTGCAGCCAGGCGGCATTATTGTGATAGTAATGACCCGCTGGAGCACCAAAGACCTAGTGGGTAAGGTGCTCAAAAAGCAAGGCGATGAACACGCTGATCAGTGGGATGTGGTCGAGTTCCCTGCCATCATGCCAGAGTCAGACACACCGTTGTGGCCGGAGTTCTGGAAGAAAGAAGAATTACTGTCCGTTAAGGCGTCTCTTCCAGTAACAAAATGGAACGCGCAGTGGATGCAGAACCCTACCGCAGAGGAGGGGTCGATCGTTAAACGCGAGTGGTGGAACAAGTGGGAGCGCGAGGATGTTCCTGCTTATAGTTACGTTATCCAGTCTTACGACACGGCGTTCAGTAAAAAAGAGACGGCAGACTACTCCGCGATCACTACCTGGGCGGTGTTCGAGCACAATGACACAGAACAAATCATTCTCCTGGACGCGAAGCGCGTGCGCTTGGACTTCCCAGAGCTAAAACGACTGGCCTGGGAGGAGTACAAATACTGGGAGCCAGATTGCGTTTTGATTGAGGCGAAAGCATCCGGCACACCGCTGACTCAGGAGTTGCGTCGGATGGGGATACCTGTTACGGCCTATACACCATCGAGAGGTCAGGATAAGATTGCCAGGATGAACAGTGTTGCTCCGATTTTTGAGTCGGGAATGGTGTGGGCACCAGACACTGTTTTCGCAGAGGAGGTGGTCGAGGAGATGGCTAGTTTCCCTTTTGGCGACCACGACGATTATTGTGACTCTGCAACGATGGCGTTGATGAGATTCCGCCAGGGCGGTTTTCTTGCCTTGGACGGCGATTACGCTGAGGAAATAACCCCGATGCGTCGGGATCGAAAGGTTTATTACTGATGGCTATTGAAAGAAGAGAGCAGCAGCTCGGCACCGCCGACGATCCAAGCATCATTCCTCTGAGTAAAGAGGTCGAGGTCATTCCTGATCCGAGTCGTGAAGACCAAATTCGAGAAGCCGCAGAGATCCTGGTCATCGAAGAAGGCATTCTCCTAGACGATGAGATAGACGCTGTACCAGAACAGCCGATGGGCGACTTCAACGAAAACCTCGCAGAGCAGCTAGATCAATTTGAGCTTTCTAGCCTCGCCAGCGATGTCCTGGCTTCAATCAAAGCAGACAAAGAAAGCCGATCGGAATGGGAGAAGACCTACACCGATGGACTGAAATATCTAGGGATGAAGTTTGACGAGTCCCGATCGAACCCCTTTCAAGGTTCAACAGGGGTCATTCACCCTATTTTGGCTGAGGCTGTTACTCAGTTCCAGGCTCAGGCGTACAAAGAAATGCTGCCAGCGAAGGGGCCGGTAAAGACAGAGATTGTAGGCGCACGCAACGCAGAGGTGGAAGCCCAGGCAGAGCGCGTTCAAGACTTCATGAACTTTTACATCATGAACGTCATGCAGGAGTACGATCCAGAGCTGGATATGCTGTTGTTTTATTTACCCTTGGCCGGTAGCGCATTCAAGAAGGTTTACTTCGACACCGCGCAAAGCAAGGCGATGAGCAAGTTTATCGAGCCGCAAGATTTGGTCGTGCCATACGAGGCGACCGATCTGTTCAGCGCAGAGCGCGTGACGCACGTTTTGAGCATGTCGAAAAACGAGATCCGCAAGCAGCAGCTAAGCGGTTTCTATGCAGACATAGAACTCAAGGGCGGCGCTTATCACGTTTCGCGTGACGAGATCGAGGAAGAGATCGACGAGATTGAAGGGCAGGCTCCAGGGTATGCGGAGGATCGCGATCGCACCGTATACGAAGTGCATACTATCCTCGATATTCCTGGTTATGAGGACATCGGCGAGGACGGAGAACCCACTGGGTTGAAGCTGCCCTACATCGTGACGATCGACGAGCCGTCTCAGCAAGTGCTCTCAATCCGTCGTAATTACGAAGAAGCCGACCCGCTCAAGCAAAAAATAAACTACTTTGTACAGTACAAATTCCTGCCAGGGTTGGGGTTCTATGGATTAGGACTAAGCCACATGATTGGCGGTCTGGCAAAGGCCAGCACCAGCATCCTCCGCCAGCTCATCGACGCAGGAACCCTGGCAAACCTGCCAGCAGGTTTCAAAGCCAGGGGCATGAGGATTCGCGATGAGGACGATCCTTTACAGCCAGGAGAGTTCCGCGACATAGACACCACGGGTGCAAGTCTTAGGGAAAACCTGATACCGCTGCCGATCAAAGAGCCATCTAGTGTTTTGATGCAGCTTCTTGGTTTGCTCGTCGAGTCTGGTAAGCGATTCGCAAGTATTGCGGACATGAACGTCGGTGACATGAATCAGGCTATGCCGGTTGGAACGACCGTCGCGCTCCTAGAGCGTGGCACGAAAGTCATGAGCGCGATCCATAAACGATTGCACTACAGCCAACGTATAGAGTTCCAGCTCCTGGCTAAAGTCTTTGCCGAGTACCTGCCGCCGGTATATCCGTATCAAACCGGATCAGGGCCGCAAGAAGTCAAGGGACAAGACTTCGATGGTCGTGTAGACATCATCCCCGTAAGCGATCCAAACATCTTCAGCCAGAGCCAGCGAATCACTATGGCTCAAGAGCTGCTGACGATGGTGCAGTCGAACCCAGAAATACACGGGCCGACAGGGATATATGAAGCGTACCGGCGAATGTACGCAGCCCTCGGAGTTGATGACATTGACTCCTTATTGCAGCCCCCTCAGCAACCGCAACCGCCTATGCCTATCGATGCAGGGTTGGAAAACAGCGGTTTCATGATGGGCCAGCCAGCGATGGCGTTTGAGCAACAAAATCATCAAGCTCACATCGACGCGCACCGATCTTTGTTTTTGACTGAAATGGTCAATACAAACCCTCAGCTCCAGGGGATGATCATCGGCCACATGATG